GAAAGCATTAGTTTCGTCACCACTTGTTCCTGTGTAAAGCAGAGAAATAGTTCCGCTTCCTCCTGGCATGCCTCCTATGTGACCTTTTGCAGTGTCACCCATTGCAGATGTTTCTAAAGCATCTTTTTCAATGGTCAGGTTCCAAGAAGTTGTGCTTGCAATTGCCGCAGGGCTAGATCCTCCATCATCAAATTTGACAGAGCCTTGCTCTCCTTTGTAAAAAGCCATAGTTTAAAGTTCCTCGAAGGTATCGAAGGTCATTGTGACCTGGGTTTGAAAATAGCCTTCTGGAGCTGGCACAGCCACCACTTCAGGCCCAGTGGGAGGGTCAAAGCGAACGCCTGACACATTAACTCTATTGTATAGGTCTCGGATACGTTTGCCGATAGTAAAGTTACCTCCAGGCCCAACTCCTTTTGCAGTGAAGATATTAATCACCAAAACACCAAATAATTGATTGTCTGAATCAGATGTTCCTCCTTGTGTTAAATATTCACTTCCCCCAAAACTCACCAAACACTGACACCAACTACTCTCAGGAGTAGGAGTGTAAGGCATGTTATGAAAAACAACTTCAATAGCAGGACTAGAAGCAAGCTCGGTTGCAACCCTTCCTTCTATAGCCGATCTAATTGTGTTTAGGTCTAATGCTGCCATCAGTTTTTCTTAAGGATATATTCCCAGGCTGAAAAGACTTTCATTTGATTTTTCTTTGCAATTAAATGAATCCAACCTGCGGGGGCTTGCCCACTGTGTCCCCTTGCCAAGGGTTCTGCATAAGGCAAATTACTATGAATACTATATAGACGCCCTGTTCGTTCCTTTGAATAATTTATCTTTCTAGGGTTTGATTCTCCTGGATAACTTCCTTTCAATGCAGGCACACCACCAACAGGCCCACCTTCTCCTACTTGCCAACTAAAACGAAACCTACCTGTATCAACTGGACTTTCTTTTTTTAAATCCCTATTTACATTTAAAACAGTTCCTCTTATTAGTTCATCTACTAACCCCTCGCAATATTTACCAATTCCATTGATAGTTATTTTTTTGCTCATGTTCTCAAAATCAATTCATAGGTGATTGCGGTATTGTCTTGTTCTACTTTTTGAATCGTTATTATTTGATAGACAATGCTATTGATCACAACTCTATCTGCTGTTGTTGGTTCATAATCCAAACTAGATGCAGCAATTGTTAACCTCCTATCATCAGCTTGAATCAACTCATTAACTTCACGAGCATTAACATCCTCTAAAAACCCTTTCACCGTAGTATCAGAGACTGTCTCGCCTATAGTCCCAGTCGTTGTATTGTAAGAACCAGTTGTTACACGTCTGATAGTTACATCACCACCAACCGCATTTAGAACCTTACGGCTTGCTTTCCTGAGAGAAGACTTAAGGGCCATCAGACTCTATAAGCAATGCAAGCTCCACTAGTCAAAGTAATGCTTGTTATTAATCCGTAAATAGTTGTTCCAGCCGCAACTGTTTCACTAGCAATTGAATTGCCAGTTAGGTTTGAAGTCATTGCACTGATTTGAGTCTCTTCATAAAAATCAACTCTTTTGAATCGACCTGTATGAGCAGCAGTATCAGTGATGACCTCACCACCAACTGCGTAATCTGGATCGGCTGTATACATGAGAAGTTAGCTCCGTTTGATAGCTACGTTACCTGGCCCACTGATTCTAAGGCCAGTGAAATATCTTTCAAATAATGGTGGAACTCTGTCTGCTCCAACTGCTCCACTCATCAAGTTTGGAGTCACATCAATACTCCCTAATTTCACATTTTTGTAATCCTCTAAACCACTTAGGCCCAAACCACTGACGTTATTTTGCAAATAAACAGCAAGAATGACTTGTGCTTTTTTTACCTGATCTGGAACTTCAGAGTCTGTGAAATAGTCAGTAGTAATCCTAAAAGGAAAAGTTGTTGCATATGTATTCACATATGTATCAGGCTTCCTAACTCCAGTTCGAGGCCATTGCAAAGCTTGAGTGTCATCAGCTCTTGCACCTAAAAATCTTTCACGATCAATTCTTTGACAAGCTGTATATAAAGCACGATTGCGATAATCATCAGAAGTTGACCCTGCCTCCCAAGCAACAACATCATCATCAGGTACTAGACCTGCGACTATGTCATTAGCATCACTCAGGGTTAGGTAACTGTTTGAGTTCGCAGCGCCCACTGTCGCAACTATCGTGATTGCCATTAGTTAGAACCTTTGCTTTAGGTTTACGTTTCCTCTTTGGTTTTGGTGTGGCTTCAGGAATAGAGGCCGCCACAAGAGCAGCCTCCTTTTCCCTATCTCGCCTAAAAGCGAACAGCCCCATTAAGAGGAAGCTCCCTTCAATGCAACAAAGTTGAGGACAATTGCCTCACTTAAATTGCCAGCAGAAGCATTAGTGACTGTGATCGCAAAAGATCCAGCAGCAATAGTATTTGCTTGAGCTAGGTAAGATCCAGCAGTTCCTGCAGAACCGTGGTTAACAACAACAACATCAGTTGCCGCTATTTCACTATTAGTAACAGCGAAAGTAACTTCAACTCCAGCATTTAACTGGGCGTTGTTCATTGTTATTTGACCTGAAGCCTTGTTAAGTGTTACCCCAGTAGCTTTAGAAGTTGCTTGAGTAACTGTGCCTCCAGTAGTCGGGCCGACAAGTTTGCCAGCGGTTGCTTCAAAGATTGATGCCATTAGTTAGTACCTCAATCCTGGTTGGAAACGTTGGTTGCCCTAACGATTCCGATGTTCTTTGTTTCGTAGACCTTCGACCAGTTGGCTACGGTTTCTAGTTGTGCACGTGTGGGGTTCGTTGTAGTAACAGCCCATTTTGTGCCGATTGGGTGATAGCAATAATGCAAATCAACTGACATGGCGTCGGACTTCGCAAGGATGTCCCTATCTGTTTCCATGTTCAATCCAGCTTGCTCACCAGACCCAACCGCTCCTTGAGTGAAGAAGTAAGTTGAATACTCGGTGCTTGAGCCTGACCCAGTTGTTGCTACATCATCAGAAACAATTACACGCAACCCACAGTAAGTAGGAACAGTGTTGTTTCCGGCAGCATAAGCAGGAGCAATAGAACCACCTGAAGCAGTTCCGGTCGCATTTGTGTCAGCAGCCAAAACATAGTCCACTAACTTCCTCTCAACGAGGTCGTAGTAAACCTTTGAATGAAGAGCAACAGCGGCAAGAGTGTCGCCATTATCTCCAAGGAGTGCTTTTGCTTTTGCTACATGCTTAGGACTTAAAGCAGTTGGAGAGTCTCCACTTGCTGAGTCAATACAAAGACCAAAAAGAGCTGAATTACTGTCATTAGCATTGATAGAGCCAAAGACACCAGACAAACAAGAGATCAAATCTTTTTGTCTCTGGTTTGCAATGTAAGCACCAATCTTTGCACCAATAGCAGCCATTGGGTCAGAGCCAGCAGCTAAAGCTGCCAAGTCTCTTGCCTCAAAAGCACGACCCCTGTGAAGAACAACTCCAATCTGTTTGTCAGCTTGGATTTTGCCAGGAGTCAAAGAAGCGCTATCAGATAGAACTTCAAAATCACCGGAAAGATTGGCCTTCCAGTACGGTACGTTCACAAAGTCTCCACCATCCTCAGACGCATTAAGCTCTGCCAAAGGCTGAACCACACCGCTCTGCAAGAATGCATCACGCTGAGTTGTTTGCTCAATAACGTAAGGCGTGAAAACCTCTGGAACGATTACGTCACTCCGAAGAGTAGCCATAAATAATTCCTAATAAGTTTTTACGATGTGGGCACAGCCCCTTAGCTCGGCACAACCTCGCTTGCCTTACATACTAGCGTTTCGCTGCAGATTTCAATCGTTCATACAGATTCCTATCTGTTTTATATAATCTCATCTGTTCGGTAACATTTCCTCCATTCTCAAAAGGATTATTTTTCATCCCTATTGGTAATTCCCCTGAACTACTTCTGTTTGAAGAAGCCCCTCCTCCCTGAGGCTTAGGTTGCTTCAAGATGTAATCAGGGAGTTTGGACTTGGCCCATTCTCCGACAGGAGTTCTCTCATATCCGTCAACAACAACAGGAACACCATTATCAACCTCTATCTTGTCAGTAGGTAGGAAGTTTTTAAGAACTAATTGCGGATCGTGTACGAGTTCCGCCAAGGACGATACGGCGGGCGAAATAAGCTCCAATTCCCTGACTCGTGATTCCAACTCTGTGATTCTTTTGTCCTTTTCTGCTGATTTTTCTCGGAACTGTTCCTCAAGTTTTTGTCGAGCTTCAGAGTACTTGCCCTGTTTCTCAAGTTCCGATTGTTCTGCATTGGATTTGAAATCAATCAATGCTTGTATGTCTAAATCTTCTGGGACTGCTTTTGCCCTCTCTTTTGCTTTTTTGTATTCATCTAGAAGCTCGGCATTCTTTCGCCTCATTGCTTCTAGTTCATTCTTTAAAGCATTGTTATCAACTTGCTCTTCAACTGGGAGAGTGGTTTGCTCCACAGGAGCTTGATTTTCTTCAGGCATAAGACCCACAGGGTTCTATTAATAATAATAAAGCCGTCAACCCTTTGGCTTCTTCCCTTCTTTGGCTACTGCCTTTGTTGCAGACTTAACTTCTTTAACGCCCTTATTCTTTAAATCGTTGAGTTTTGCAAAAAGACCTTTAGACATTGATTGAATAGCAAATCCTTCTAAGACTACTTCCCTTTACAACCCCCTATCCCATAACTTTTACCTTTCCCTTTTTTAGCCATCAGATGCGGGCAGCGACGGATAACGCTGTTTGAGCTGAGCCAATGTTAATTCACTTCCATCAGATCTAACAATTGACCTTAATGCTGCTTGTGGCCCTTTCTTTTTGGATAGATCCCTAAAGTATTGAGACTTCCATTTTCCAAAGACTTCAGCCTGAACACTATTTGGCTGCTTGGCTAACCAATCTGCATAATTCATATTTGCAGGAACTTGTCTTCCCTTCTGGTCTTTACCCCACTTTGCAGCCCTTTTGTCTTGTGTCGGACCTGTCTCCTTGGGTTTTTCTAGACCCATTTGTTTGTACCATTCATCCTCTACAACAGGAACAGTTGTAGACCTACAATTGAAATGTTGAGGAGGCATTGGCCCCTTTCCATATTCAAATTCTTGACCATCCAGACGAGCACAAATTGCACTTGTCCTGCTGTCTAATGTTGCAACATATTGATACTTTTCTGTGATGTCCCTATTTGCCTTGTAGACAGATTGGCTTGCAGCATTTGAAACCTGATTAACACTCGTTCTGACAATCGTCATCACTTGATGATTTGCCATCTGTGTTGACTGGCCCCCTCTTTTTGCAATCTGCCGAACACTTCCTTTTCTTGCATTCTCAAACTGAAGCCTCCCTTTTAATCTCTTTGCTATTTGTTGCGTAGTTTCACCTGTAAGCAACCCATTCCGAACCGTTTTTGCAAATAAATCTGCCTGTGCAACAGCTATTCCCCTAAAGGCTTTGTTTACAGTAGTTCCATTAGGCAACGTAATAACAGCTCCCTCCGCTTGTGTTAAACGAAACGTTGGTTGGACCCCTTGTGTTACCGCATCTTCTAATTCTCCTGGCAAGGCAAAAACATTTAAACGGGTAGGGTCAGTCATTACAACAGACTCAGCAAATTGTGGGCTAATTTCCACTGTCCTAACTGCATTCCTGGCACCTCTTGGCAGCAACTTTTTCAATTCATCTTGAACAAATCCAGCTTGCAACTGAGCCAATCCCTGCAACTCAGCAGCCGTCACAGTTGTGCTGTCAATAGCCCAAGTTCCAAGACTCTCTTGTAATTGAGCAAGTAACGTCCTTAATCTTGCAGCAGTTACAGGAGCAGTAATTTCATCTATAGCCTGCAATTGTGCTACAACATCCAAAATGATCTCGTTATATGAAGTGATTAAACGCCTAGAGACACTGTTGCTATAGCGATTCAGGTCAATTGCATTTCTATAAAAAGCTTCTGGAGTTGCCATCTATCATGCGGCTATTTTATTAGATTCTTCTACTTCTGCTGGTTGCTCAGGTATTGAGGCCCTTTCTTGTAGTTGAGGTTGCTCCATCTCAATCAACCCCCCAGCTTGAGTTGATTCAAGTTCTTCTTCTACATCAAACTCATCCCCTAAAACCTCACCTTCTGTCAATTGATCCAATAAAGTTTTCTGTGTAATTGTCCCAGCGGTATAAAGCTGAAGCAAGCTGCCAATTTCTTGAGGGTCAAGACGTTGTGCCAAGAAATCACGATTCACAAAAGAACTACCTGCCTCATTGCTCCCTAAGTACTGAGCATGGAATAACAAGCTATTGTCAATCATATCTTGCATCTGTTGAGCTACTACTTGCATAGTGCTATCACCTTGTGACCTATCAATCCTCTTTGCCTCTGCTGTCTCTGCACTAAGCTTTTGACCGAGGACAGCCGCAAGACCTAATTCATTTATTTGTAAAGCGATTTGCTCAAGTCTTTTAAATTGAGCGTCAAAACTCCTCCCGCTAGGTTCTATGTATTCCGCCCGCCCAGATTCTGGGAACGCAATAGCTTCACCTGGTCCAGCACTGACTTCTTCTGCACTCTGAGGGAATCCAAAAAACGCTAACATTGGAACCGAACTTATATGTAATTGATTATCAAGATCTGATTGTGTTTGATATGCCTTTAAATTCAGTTCTGCAATATCCTCCATTGGAGGGCGTGACTCCATCACATTCCGCCTATTTGAATAAGCAATAGAGAAAGGAATCTCAGAAAGACTCATTGAGCCCTCTTCATGTAAAGAGAAATCCCCATCTTGATCTCGTCTATATATCTCAAACGCCCCAGGAGTTAATACCCTTATTTGCTCTATTTTTTCCTCTCCAAACTTACCTTGTGGTTCGAAAACATTCTCCAACAAACGCAATTGTGACAATTCTTGCTTGCCATCTTTAAGCTCTGTTCTCCAACCCAGTATTTCCCTCGGAGAGTAACTCACCCAATAAGGTCTACCATTTTGACCTGCAGCAGGAGCATCCACAAGCACACCAACATGACCGTACCTAATCATTTTTCTTGCAGTCTCATAAGTCCAGACATTCAAGTCATTACCCTGTAAGTCAACATCAAACAATTGTTCCCTAATTACATCAGCAACCTCATTCAATCTGACGGGCTTCCTTGTGAGCATGCCTGCCAACATTCTTTCTAAACGTTGGTAATACGGTGGACAAACAGAACGAGCAAGTCGTGAATCATAAGATTCATCTAATTCACGAGGTTCTTGTGGCAAGTAGCGTCGATGTTTTCCCCTCATCTCATATGTTCCACCCAGCAAATCCTCAATTAAGACCCAATGAGGTTCCTGCTGAAACCAAGCATTATTAGGATCGTTGACATCCGCACCTGAAGCGGCTTTCTCTCTGTTGTAATGCCTGAAACCGCTATACACAGCAAATCCTCGAAGCTATAGGGATAGTGTAGGCAATATTGTTAATAGAGCCTAATACCTGTACCACGTCCTGACCTTGCAAACAGTGGATTAAATTCACGCCAAACAAGGTATCCAAGAGCGTCATTAAGGTGATCGTAACCTGCCTCCTTGTCGGGATCACCTTTTTCTGTATAACTTTGAAGCTCTAAACATTCAATTAAGCGTCGGCAACAGGGAGCAATCTCCAATCGTACGTCTCCTTTTCCGTTCTCAAGAAGAGCTTGCACAGACGAGACTCGATCACGGATTGGGGGGTTCGATTTCGGGCTTTGGTTGCTGAATCCATAAGATTCGAGGATCGATATGTCTGTGGCTGTGGCATTAGTTGAACGATTGGAACCTGAAGCATCAGGATAAATGTAGATCCTTTGGCCTGGGTATCTTCTTTGTATTTCTTGAGCTAAAGCGTCTGTATCATGAACACCTGCTATTTCATCAACTATATAAAGCTTTTCCCTGACACGAACACCGATCACCGCTGACATGTTGCCAATATTAAAGTCAATCCCAACTCTTAAAGGTTCATCTTTAAAAGTAAGGTCTTTCGCCGAAACATGCAAAGATCGAGTGAACCTATCATAGACCTGACCTGTCGTTAGGTTGGTAAATTCACCGTTGAGATATGCCTGCAATAAGGAAGGATCGTAGTTGGCCTCAAGCCTTTCTATGAAGTCAGGGGGTAAGTGAGGATTATCAACTGTTCTCATTTTTATCAACCGACGATCTTCTCTTTGTTTTGCCTCGTCACTCCCGAACGTTTGCCACATCCAGCGAAAGCCTTCAGGTGTTGAGGCTGCTCCAAACTGCCTAACGTTTCCAGATCTCAAACGACCAAGAATCTTGGGGAAAGCTCTTGCTGCAATAGTGGGAGTAACCGTGTCAATCTCGTCTGTAAGCACAAAAGCCAAATTCAAACCAATAATCCTTGACCAGTTTTCAAATGAACGACAGAGGATTTTTGTGTCCCCTCCTGGCAAATGCAATAGATATTCAGGCAAAGGAGAAGCTCTGAATGTGTAAGGGATTTCATAATCCTCCAGGAACTGCTCAAAATCTGTTTGCCAAATATCCCGAATCAATGGGCCTGTTGGCTCCATCACACAACCTGTAAATCCTTGGTTCAAACAAGCAAGCGAGACGGTTTTAGCGCATAAGCTCCTAGTCTTTCCTGCTCCATAGCCAGCAGATAAACCAATAATTTCAGTAGAGGTATCATCAACGAAATCACGCTGGCCAGGATGTAAATCAGACCGTATTTTTGCCAACAATTGAGGAACATCAAAATCAATAGCTCCCTCAGTTTGATTTAAGACATGTCCTTGCTTAGCAGTAAGCAGGATACTCATGAACAAAGAGAAGCCAATTTGGCAGCGGTATTAATAGCTCCGAGAGCGATGTGATATTGGCCAGCCCTTCTGGCTTCCATCTGCAAGGTGCTGCATTGACTCAAAAGATCAGCAATCATCTGAGGTCGTTCAATATCCCAGTCTGCCTTGAGTTCTGCCCTAGCAAGCTCTAAATAGGAATCTACAGTTCTTTCTCCAACCCCCCAGTTCTCCGAGGCATATCGAATGCAATCTGACCTGCGACCACCATTAGCGATAATCCGTGCAAACCTCTGAGCACGGATCACTGTTTCTGCTTTCGTTCCTTTTTTGCCCATTAATTAGATGTTACACGCCTTGCTTTGTTGCCAGTAAACCCCTCCCACCTTTTAACTATGACATCACAATAACGAGGGTCCAACTCCATCAGATGAGCTTGCCTCTTTAAATTTTCAGCAGCTATGAGTGTTGAACCAGAGCCTCCGAAAAAATCTACAATTACAGAATTGATGTTAGAAGCAATCTTAAGTTGATTTTCTATCAACGCCACAGGTTTCATTGTCGGATGAGGGGTTGAATTTTCTCGGCCATGCTCTAATAATTTTGAATAAGACGCCCCTTCTACGGAGTTATTAAAGATTGCTGATTTTCTAAAGACAAGGAGATACTCGACATCTGGCCTGTATTGACCACCTAAAGGAATCGCATTGGGCTTCTTCCAGAACAATATATTAAAAGCGAATTTATTTCCGACTGCAAACTGCAAATAATCAGGAACAAGGTCTTTATTACAGAAGATATAAGCACTCATCCGACCAGGCTCAAAAACTGTTGGCAAAACTTGTAAAAACAATTCTGGGTCAAAATCACAAAGATGTTTGATCCTCTCACCCAAGCTTGCAGCAGCTCTACCTATTGGTTGTTTTGATCCTCCTTCAGCGTCCATTCTATAAGGAGGATCAGTAAAAACCATATCTGCTTTTTTCCCGTTCATCAAACGCTCTACATGCTGGATATTTGTAGAGTCACCGCATAAAAGGCGATGATCCCCAAGAATATATAAATCACCTTCTTTGGTTATAGGTTCTTCTGGCGTTTCGGGAACCGAATCAGGATCAGTTAATCCTTCAACTTCTTCTGTCTCTCCTATTAACTCAGCAAGATCATCTTTATTGAACCAGGGGTTTAAGTCATGTTCTTCAGAAAGCTGCTTAAGCATTTCAGCATCCCAATCTGAGAGATCACTGGTTCTGTTATCAGCAAGAGCAAGCCCTACCTTTTCCTCTTCTGATAGCCCTGTTCTTTTTACTGCAATAATTTCTTTGCCATCAGTTTCTATAACACGAACATTCTCGATGCCTGCAGCTTTAGCTCCTTGGATTGTTCCATTACCAGCTAAAACACGGTCATTCTCATCAATAACGATGGATCTAGCAGCACCAAAACGCTCTAATGACTCTTTTATCAGGTTTGCTGACCTATCTGTACGCTTTCTAGCGTTCTTATGGTCACTTTTAAGTGAATTTATAGTCTTTTCTACTGTCATCTAGTGTGTTTTTTAAAAAATTATAGTCGGGGGATTGATCGGGACACACTCCCGCCCTGCTTTCCCCTCACGCTGAAAGGGTGTTTTATGGCTTTCAGCCCGCAGACCATGGGGCTTCAGGCTCCCCGACTACACACCCAATGTAGGGAAAGTCTATTTTTTGACAGCTAATGGAGTACCGCTTTCATTGCAATACATAGGAGAGTTAGGGCCATATTGCGTGACCATGCGAGGCCAAGTCTTGAGGATCAAAGACTTATTCTCTGCATCAGCAAGAATTCCCGCTTCTCCTAGCTTTTTATAAAAGGAGCCCCCAAAAATGATGGCTGTGTAGAAAGTGTTGTAGACCTCATCTTGTCTCATTAGTAGGACTCTCCCTTGATGTGTTTTGTGCAAGAAAGCTTTAAGCCCTCTTTTTTA